ATTGTTTGAACCTTGTTGATTGAGCGTAATAGTGCTGCCACTACCTACTTGGTCGATATAAACGTTGTTTATCGTACCAGCAAAACTTTGACTCGCTAGCATTATGCCTACAATACCAATTGCGGCTACTATAATGTTTTTCAAATGCCTACTCCTTTAAGGAGTTTTACGACTTCTTTTTTTCAGTAGTCGCATAACTCCATAGATTTTTTTGTGCACCCTGTTTAATCATATCCACAACGGCTGCTTCTGTTGCCAGCCGTACAGCATATGTAGTGGGTTCGTTGACATTTGCACCAGCCTCGACTTGTAAACTCATCGTGCTCTGATCTAGGAATGTGACCACTGTGCCACTTCCGCCTGTACTTAAGATTGTTTTAGTAGCACCAGCAGAGATTAGTACTTCTCCAGTATGTACGCTTATCAATCTTACAACTACAGTAACCTCGTCGGTTCTATATTGTTGATTTACTCCAATTCCTAACATGGCAGCACCACTGCCACCACTTTGCAGATTAGTGTCATATCCTACGATACCACCCTCTACCATAATACCAGCAATTAACATTGGCGATAGCGGCTTAGCATCTTTTCCTTCATAAGTTTCACGTTGATTACGAATTAATTGACGTTCTTTAATAAGATCATCTAATCCAACACGTTCTACGACTTGAAACCATTTACCATGACCTGCATCTTGCAATGCCTTAATAAGAAATACTTCAGCACCTTGTGTTACCGCACTACTTAGCACAGAAAATTTATCGTTTTCTTTGCGTTGACCAGTTTTATCACTAAATCCATACATTGCTATAGTAATTGGTGGTCCATGAGGTGGTGGCATATTTTCCAATTCATTGTAATAACTTTTAGTTACAATCTGCGGTACATTACTGGCTGCAGTTGGAATCTTTGCTGAATAAGGAGTCGATGTTCTGCATCCCAATAGTGCAAGTGCCGAAATACATAATACGATTATTTTAAACATTAGAATTTGAAACTCCCTATTGGAACTGTGATATCTGTGCGATTGCCAGTAGCATCAATTACAGTTAGTGCAATTGTTTGTGTTGTTGCATCTTTTATCCAAGAAATAGTGCTGCCTTCAAATTGCATAGTTCCAGTTGTTGAACCGTCGCTAAACATAGCATTGCTCATTTGCAAACTTAATTGTGCATATATGCGGCTTTCCAGATTGTTGAGAAACTTACTTAAATTAGTATTGCTAGCCGCTGCTGCGGCTGCGTCTGCTGCTGCTTTTTTCTGAGCATCTAGTGCTTGTTTGCGAGTATATTCTTCGTTTTCAATGGTTAGGACATGGCTACTAAAACCATCGCCACTAAATTGTGGGTTCTTAAAACCAAACGTCATTTCACTTGCATGTGCAAATGCAGTAATTGTCATTAAAAATACACAAATTATGGCAATTTTACGCATAATAATACCCTTGTAACTGATATTATTTATTAGTTACAAGGGTGTCAAAATATTGGCACTTTAATAATTTTGGTTGTTGAGTTTTTTATTGAGCAAAGTTTGTCGTATTTTTTGCTTTGTTTCTTCACTTCTTGGTTTACCATATTGTGAGTTTAATTCACCATTCTGTCGATTATGCCCTGACAATTTTTTAATCGTCTCTGGTGTATGTTTTTTACCTTTCCAAATACCCTCTGGATATTTTTCGTGTATTTTTTGAATCACTGGTTTCATAATTTCTTTATGTTTTCCAGAGGCATAATATTCTTGCAACGCTTTTTTACCTTTTGCAAGATTGCTAATAGCAACTTTATCGTGGTCTTTGTAAAAATTTTTTCCTACAGAATTGATATATCCAAATCCACCTTTGCCGCCTTCACAAAGATTATATGTTTCTTCGCTTATAATAACTAGTTCTTTTTCAGCCGCATTCATATCTACTTCATTATCATATATACGAAGTATTTCTTTGGTAAAATTATCTATACCGTATTTTGCAATGGCTCTTTTAATATTTTTTCCACTGCCCATATAATCATCGTCAATATTGGTAGTTTGGTGCTTGCCAATATAATATTTTCCGTTGATTTTATTTGTAATTTTATAAATTGTATAAAACAAAAAAATCTCCTTTTGCACAATAGATTTACTCTACTACTATTTATACAAAAGGAGACTAATGCTGGGGTGCATGGACTCGAACCACGATAGCAGGAATCAAAATCCTGCGTCCTACCATTAGACGACACCCCATCAACTTTTTTAATTCTCGATTGCTTGTCCATTTGGTGCTACTAAACCTTTAACGCCAGTGCGGTCAAACTCTATTACATCACTCTTTGGTAAAAATTTATACCAAAGATGTTCTATATCGATATAACCACCACTATTAACACGATCTTGCATATGTTCAGTCATATCTTCAAGAAGTAGAATAAACTCTGCAATACGATTTGCACCGAAACTATAAACACGAAGCATGTGCTGCTGATCTACTCCAGTAACGCCTGGCACAAACTGACTCAACATACGCTTACTTACAACATACTTGTCACCAACGATATTATTTTCATAATCTGCAGTGTTAAATTTATCTGTTAGAGTATAGCGACCGCTTACTTTAAAGATACGATCACAGCCATCAAACCAACTTTTTTCTTGTGCTGTTTCGAAAAAACTATGAACAACAGCAAGTTCAGTTAGATTCTTAACAACATCTTGAACTTCAATGTTGTCATGAATCCATACTACGTTTTCATCCGTACTGAAATCCATAAAGTGATCAACATGTTCTACAAGTTTATCCTTTACCTCATCACTTATGCCAGGTTGGCTGCAATCTGTTAAGCAAATAACAGCATTTGGAATACGTTCACGAACACTAGCAATAGTTTCTAGTGTCTGAACAAGTCGTTCCTCTGGCTTATAGATTGAGAACTTGGCATTAATGGCACTGGTTATAAAAACGCCGTATTTCTTTGTTTTCTTCTTAGACATCTAGGTTCAACCAATCTGGACGAGCAAGAGTCCAATCAACCACTTGTTTAATGCGTTCAGTAAGTTCAATCTTAGGTTCCCAACCAAGGCTCTTCATAAACTCACCGCTGAGTGAATAACGAAGGTCATGACCAGGACGGCTGCTATGGAAGTCAACCATTTCATAGTTAAGAGGTTTGTCTTGACTATCGGCAATAATCTGTGCTAGTTCTAGGTTATTGATTTCCTGTTTACCTACGATGTTAAACTTTGGGCACTTTGCTCCACCAAACTCTGGCGGCATTGTGAAATCCTTGAGATCAAGAATGAACATTAGGGCTTCGGCAACATCCTTTGCATGGATGTAGTGACGAGAACCAGGAATAGTACGAGTCTTGTCGCTATGAACCGTGATTGTTTCGCCATCACGGGCCTTGCGAATACACATAGGAATAAACTTCTCTGGATGCTGACGCTCACCAAATACGTTCATCGTATGCGTTACGTAGACAGGCAGACCATAGGTATTTTCATATGCTACTGCAAGTTCTTCGCCACCTGCCTTAGCTGCGCTATACGGATTGCCACTGTTATAGCGATCATACTCACCGTAATTTACGCCAACAGGTGCTGGTCCAAATACTTCATCAGTTGAGAAATATACAAAGCGTTCTAAATTATCACACTTACGAGCAAACTCAAGGATATTGCAAGTTCCAACCACGTTATCCATGACGAATTCCATTGGATAATCGATAGAACGATCCACATGACTGCCAGCGGCAAGGTGAAGAATAATATCAACGTGACCAATACGAGTCTTCGTAAGGGGGTTAATTTCTGCCTTGAGATCATGGAAGATTACCTTTACACGTGCTCGTGTTTGTGGACTATGGTCTTGCATCATATCGTTTAGGCGATTAAGATTGCCGCTAAAATCTAAACGATCAAGACTAATGATATTCCAGTCAGTAGTTTTAAGTATATGGTCGATAACATGAGTGGCAATAAAACCTGCACCACCCGTAATTAATACGTTCTTTGACAATTTGTTCTCCGATTATTGATATTATTATATATGGTTATGATACTTTCGTCAATAAATTATTGATGATATCGTTACCAATTTTTCTAGAATGACCGTTTCTATCAACAAGTATCAAACCAACACCAGTTGGACTTGCATCATCAGGATAAAACTCAACGGTGGCTTCACTGTCCTTGCCACTATCACGCAGATAACGTTTTACCATCGTCATCATACGCATGTTAATAAACATGTTTTCACAGTCAATTATATTGCTCATAGTTCACCTATAATAGTTGCTGATGATTTATAATATCACATTTAAGAAGTTTGTCAACAAAAAAGACCGCCGTGAAGCGGTCTTTTTAACGGACATCTTTAGTTTTGGCTCGTGCCGATGCCGCAGGT